TCACGCTGCTGGTCGACGCGGGCAGCCGTGTTGACTGCCGGCGGCCCCGCCTGCTCCACGTCGGCCTCGTCGCCGGCCTCGATCAAGAACATCTTGAGCAGGCCGTTCTTGAGGGCGTAGGAGAGCGCCTTGCCGCTGCCCTTGTCGTCGGTGTCGACGCCTTCGCCGGGGAAGCTCACGCTGTAGGCCTCTGCGGGGTCGTCGATGTTCACGAAGGTCAGACGCAGGACGAGCGTCGTCTTGTAGCGTGCGGCGCCACTCTTGGTCACGCCGACCTGGTCGCAGCCGACGGACGTCTCATCGATGCCGCTCATGAAGGCGACGCCGTGTTTGATAAGCGCTGGGCGCAGAGCGGCGACCACGTCGTCATGCTTCATGTAGGTGAAGCTCGGGCCGCTCTGCGTCTTGCCCTGCTTCTGTATGTAGCCCACCTCGCCCATCACAGCCAGGAGCCGCGCGGCGAGCGTGGGGGGTGTCTGTTCAGTCATGGGTACGTGTACCTCCAAAGCCGCGCGCTCAGTGCGTGCGTGTGCTGTAGGTGATGTCCTCTTCGCAGCCGGGCACGTCGTCGCCGGCCTTGTAGGTCTTGGCGATGCGTGCGGTGTCGAGGAGCCAGAACTCGCGCGGGATCTTCGCCTCGTCGACGACCTTGTAGCCGCGCGTCTTCACCATGCCGACGGTGCCGGCTTCGGTGCGGGTGACGCTCTCGGCGACCGGGATGGGCGCGGTCGGGACGACCTGGATGGGCTCCGACGCGGGCGTGGGCTCTTCGCCCCGCTTCGCTGCTGCGGCGGCCTCCGCCTCAGCCTTGGCGCGAGCCGCCGCAGCCTCCCTCTCGGCACGCTCTGCCTCGCGACGGGCGGCCTCTTCGGCTGCGATCTTGGCCGCGTAGTAGACACCGGCCTTCTCGTCGACGGTCTTCCTCGCCGCCTTGAAGGGTTCGTAGGCGTCATTGAAGGCGGCGTCGATCGCGTTGCACTTGGCGAGCGACTCCGCCTTTACCTCGTCGTGCCGGGCCTTGGCCTGCTTGAGGCCCTTGGTCACGAAGGCCAGCACGGTCTTGGCGCCGGCGTCGGTCTCGTCGTCGGTGATGACGAGGGCTTCGGCCTGCGTGGCCAGCTCGAGGCCGGCCTCGCGGATCGCTGCGGCCTCAAAGTCGTAAGGTTGCAGGGCGGTTTTGGTGTTGGGGGTCATGCGGTCTCCTTGGTGCGCTCGAGCTGCGCGCGTGCCGCAGCGTCGACGCGCTCAGCGGCCAGGCGGCCGCGGGCTGTCAGTGAGTAGTAGCGGTTCGAGGCCAGCACGGCCGCGGCGTCTTCGTTGGCGCGGCGCAGGAAGGTCAGGGCCATCTCGGGGCTCGGCGGCAGGACTGGCGCGAAGTGGTAGCCGTTGGTCCGTGCCTCGTCTTCGCACTCGGCCTCATAGTCGAGCTGCATGTATCGGGGATATGTCTCAGCGTAGGCGGGGTTGGTCATCGCGCACCGTCCACACTGCAGAATCCGCACTCGCAGCCGTCGACGTGATGCCAGCCATCCTGCGGCGTCCCTTTGCCGCCGGGGCCGAAGGTCGTGTTGTGGTAGGGCGCGCTGCCCGTCACGCGGAACCGCTCCGCGTTCCGGTTGCCCGGCAGGTAGTCGATGGTGTAGTTGTGACCGCGCTTTCCGACAGCCTGGATGGTGGCGGGCAGCTGGGCGGCCTTCACCTGGTCGAGCGTCAGGCTTTCACCCTCATGCCGGCAGCCCTCGCAGGCGTCCGGCCTCTCGTCGTCAAGCACGCCGCAGAACTGGCAGCCCGCGTCGGGCTGGCGGTTATCGTCGTAGGGGGCGCTCATGCCGCCGCCGCAGCGTCCGTGTGCCACTTCGCAGCCCGCGCCTTCGCGGCCTTGCGGGTGCGGAAGCGGACCTCGCGTGAGAGGTGGAAACTCGTCGCCTTACCGCTGCGGGCGCCTTTGCCGACGGGCCGATAGATGAAGGCGGCGTACTTGCCGTCGCCCATGCGCTCCGTCGTGTAGCAGTAGCGCCAGCCGTTGTGCGTCCAGAAGCGGTAGGCGGGCTGCCGGGGGAAGAGCGCGGCCAGTGCCGGCTCGGCGTTGAGGATGGCCTGCCACGTCTTCTGGTCGGTGGACGGGCTCATGCCGCTACCCCGATCGGCTCGGGGCAGCAGCTCGCGCTCATGGTCTCGCCGCTGAGGAAGAACTCAGAGGCGAGAATGCAGACCGGCTCGCCGTAGGCGTTGCTCTCGATGAACATGCACTCGGGGCAGCCGATCTCGTGTCCGGCCTGCCAGCCGTCGAGGCCAGTCATGATGGCACCGCCTGCAGCGCCAAGAGCGCGATGGCGGTGAGCATGCCGATGAAGCCCAGCGTCAGGATCACGATGGTGAAGGCCAGGAGCCTCATGACGGCCACACAATCGCAAGAAGAACGCAGGTAGCCAGCAGGCTGGCGGCCGTGATCAGGAAGTAGAACGTCCACACGGCGGCGTCAGAAAGGACGGTCGTGCGACGCGGGCGCCCGGTCCAGCGGCGATGCTGGGGCGCGGTGACGAGCCTATGTCCGTGCGTAAAGGCGCGGTCGGTGGTAGTGTGAGTAGTGGTCCGAGTGTGGACTGTTGAGGCCTTCAGCTTACCGGCGGGGGCCTCTTCTTCTGCTTTCATCTGTTCCCCTTGGTCGGAATCACCCGTCTGTGCTGTCTGTGCGCGCCTCCTTTCGATGCTGCTTGATACCGTCGGCTTTAGTTTATGGCGATTAGTATGCCCGTGTCAAGGGGCAGATGAACGGGGTTAGGAGGTCTTCAGCAGGGTGTCGATGGACTCACGCGAAACGTACCACCAGCCACGATCGCCGCCCGGCTGGACGGCCCGCAGCTTGCCCTCGCGGATGAGCTTGACGATGAACGGCCGACTCCACGTCACGCCGTACTCCGCGCGCATGTACTTCTGCGCATCGCCCATCTGAAGCATGTGATCTCCCACGCACACACTCTACCTGTTGCAGACGTTTCAGTCATTATGCGTCGTTGCAGGAGGGGCGTCGAAGATCGCATGCAGGTCCGCCGGGTGGATCAGGATGCGACCGGCCGTAGTGCGCTGCGCCGGCACGGCTCTCTTCTCGATCCAGCGGCGCACGGTGCTCGGGCTCACCTTCAGGTGCCACTCGAGCGCGATGTAGGCTGCCGCCTCCCGCGGGCTCAGGCGTTGGTCTTCCATGTGCTCCTCCTGGGCCGGTACGAAGCCCCGGCCGCGGCGTCGACGGTGCGCCTGATGCAGGTGGCCCCTGGAATCACAGCGGGTGCGAACAGATGTTCGCGTGAGGTCATGCTACTCCTTGACGTTGACGGAACTCTCCTTGGCGCCTATTCCGTAACGCGGATCAAAGGGGCTGAGGTAGTTGTAGGCGAAGGCGATCACGGCGGCGATGCCGGCCGCAGCGATGCCCTTCCACTCCCCGCTGCCCAGGTCGAAGATGCTCGTGCCGAACGTGGCCAGCTGCGCCAGCACGGTCGCTGCGAAGACCAGCAGCAGGGTCTTTCCGATGTTCACTGCCTGGTTCATGGTCACTCTCCTTACGTTGTGATGGACAAGCCGTAGATCGCCAGGCCGACGATCATGTCGATTGTCTCCCCGCGCGCCGCGCCTCGACCGCGAGCATACGCGTGCCGCTGCGCTGTCCCTTCGCCCGGCTGAGGTTTGCCATGCATCAGGTGATCGCGGCCTGGTCGCCGTAGTTGGCCATGCGCACCAGGCGCCGTCGCTGCTTGGCCTTGCGCCCATTCACGGCAGCGGCCAGCGACTGACCGCGTACTGCAACACCCGCTCGCGGACATCGTCAGTGAGATCCTCGAGGTCAGACAGGATGCGCAGCTCAGTGCTGAGCGACACGCCCTCAAGGTACGTCTGCGTGAGGCCCGCGAAGGGCACCGGCGCCTGCAGCGGCTCGGGGGACGGCGCCGGTGCCTCGCTCGCGGGTTGCTCCGGATCGAGCTCAGCGGTCACCGGAGCGGCGCCGGCGGGGCCGGCCGGCGCAGAGTCAAATGGTGGGCGCTGGCCACCTCGAAAGACTTCATTTGGGGGCTCGGTGGGCTTCGGAGGCGCCGTCTTGTGGGCTTTCACCACGCCGCCTGTGGCGCGGAGGCGATACCCGCCGCCCTTGGCCGAGTTGCGGCTCTCCAGCTTGCCGTCGCCGACCATGCGGCCGAGGATGCCAAAGATGCTGCCTTTCGGGACGCCGATGGCCGCCGCCACTTCGGGGCCTGAGTGCCAGCCTTTGTCGCGCTGCAGGTAGGCGAGCGCGTCCTCCTGCCGCTGCTTCTTGACTCGCCGCTGTTCTGCGGCCATGTCGATCTCCTCTCCTGGAATGTGGCGGGGCGCCGGCGCCGCGCTCGTCACGGCCTCACCGTGAGCCGAGGTCGACGCCCCGCGCCTGCGGGACCTCTTCTTGCCGCCGCCGCAGAGGTTGCAGCGGTCGCGTGGGTTGTAGGCGGATAGCAGGCCGCCGCACGCGCAGCGGTCGCCGAGCTCGCCGTAGCAGCAGGCCGCGCCGGAGCAGCCGCTGTGGCCGCCGTACTTGCTGCCCGGTGGGCGTGGGGCGGCGGTGCTGGCGGCGGCGAGGGTCACGGGTCACGCTCGACGCTCACGACCGCGCCGTTCTTGACCCAGACCACGAGGTCGTCGCCGATGCGCATCCACCACGTGTCGCGGTCCATGGACTCGATGTGCAGCCAGTCGTCGACCACGAGCTCGTCGAAGACCTCGCCGTCCTTCGACTGGCGCTCGATCGGGTCGCCGGACTTGGTCCACGCGAGGAAGCGCCAGGTCTCGCCGGGGCGGGGCTTAGGCATCGGTGGCAACCTCGTAAGTAGCCTCGAAAATGTCCGGCTTGCAGGGGTAGAACTCGCCCGCCACGCCACGAATGATGAAGTCGCCGATGTCGGCCCTATGAACGCCTTCGAGCGTGCTGATGAGCATGTAGGCCGGGCCGGGGTCTTCTTGCCCGGCTACCGCATGGCCGCCTTCGCTCCGGACCCACGCGGCTACCGGCTCCAGGTCGCCGTACGTCTCCAGCTGTCTAGCCTCGATGACGACGGGCTTCTTGCGGTACTTCACAGCGCCCACGGCCCCCACCCGCTCGACCTGTACAGCCGCAGTCCGACGGCGAGGTTGTACTCGGGGTCGGTGAGCCGCCACGGGTCGGAGACGTGCCCCGGCCATATCTGCAGCAGACCAGTGCAGCCGATGACGCCGTTGTAGGCGTTCTGCCTGCCGGAGCTCTCGCGCTGGATGATGTAAGCGAGCTGCGAGAGGGTGTAACGAGGCCACCCTACGTGCCGCGCCAAAGGTATCCAACGCACGCCGTTCGATGACCCGCCGGGGCAGCGCATCCTTGCCACGAGCCGCCCCGTCCGCTGCCGAAAGTCTCGTCTCATGTGCCGCCAATAACGTCCAGACGTCATCCAGCGCGCCTTGTCAGCACGCCGGGCAGGCCGCGGCGAGGCAAACGGACGATGGTGCATCGAAAGGCAGGTCCGCGCGCGGCTCCAGACGCGATACGAACGGACCGCAGCATGGCGCCAGCGCATGGCCCACCTGACGACGCTGGGGGGCGCAGGGACGACGATGGGAGTCGGAGTGGCGGTAGGAGCCGCAGAGGGCGACGGCGGCGGCGAATCACCAGCCCCCGCCATGTCGATCGCCGTGGCTAGTGTCAGCACCACGAGCGCCGCGACTCCGGCAAAGACGAGAGCCGAGCACAGTGCGTTGGTGAGCCTCACAAGCGCCTCCGTGTTCTCTCGCAAGGTAACGACCCGACGCTGCGCAGAGGGAAGCGGGCGGCGCGATGGGATGTGGTTCGCACAGGCGGGAGCCACCGAAGGGGGAGCGGCGACTGGAGTGCCCTCTCTGCGCAGCGTGAGGTCGTCATGCTGCGCAGCGGAACACAACAACCGCCGCAGACCTGAATAGCGCTAGCTCAATTGACGGGAAAACTATCCTTCTGTCCGCAGTCGTCCGATAACGGCAGTAGGGCAACCAACTCGGAGGGCGTGATGCTGGTAGCTACTTTCGGTCCAAGCACAGGGTGGAACGGCAAGACGATCACCTACGATGCGAGCGTCTTCACGCTGGAAGGCCAGGGCCCGATCGGCGCTGCGGACGTCATGGCTTACGACGCCCAGGGGCACCTCGTCTGGACTTCGGATGGGACCAGGGCGTGGGTCGGAGCACGTGCTCAAGCTAGCCCAGCCAAACCAACCGACCAGAAGATCGACGCAGTCTTCCAGAAGGCTCTCGTCTCGCCCGGCGACGGAAGGACCGCGGGGCAGCAGGCCGCCGGGATCATCGGCCTTCTGCTGGTCGTGTGCGGTCTTGGCGCGGCCGTCTACTTCTTCCTCTTCTTTAACACCTCGATCGAGGTCCCAGTAACGGACCTGGGTAACGGCCTCACCGTGGGCGGCGGCCGGGTCAACAACCTTGGCCTCATGGGCGACCGGCAGAACGGCATCATTGTCGGCTTCGGCTTCGCGGTCGTCGGCGGGGTTCTGATGTTCATCGGCAGAACGCGCAAGGCTGCTGCGTCACCCGCTCCAGTGGCAGCACCGGATCTGCGCTGCAGCTCCTGCGGCGGGTCGGTCGGCATGGGCATCAGTTACTGCCCGCACTGTGGGGGTCGGCTGCCATGGGCTAGCGATGCGGGAGACGCCGGCTCGTAGCGATTGCCGGCTGCGTCAGGTGGTCGGGTCGAACAGTGACGCGGCATCACTCGTTGCCGCTGCCTTCGGCGCCTTCTTGAACGTCTGCGACGTGTGCCGCAGTGGCGGGCAGTCAATGCCTTTGCCGTCGAGCAGATCCTCGACAGTCAGCAGCTGCAACCGCGGATGCTTGCCCCAGGGCGAGGTGTAGAAGCCGGCCGTCGCCGCTTCCTCGCGCATGGGCTTCGTCGTCTCCTGCATGCTGATCAGCACGCCGATCACGGCCTCTTCCCGGTCGACTACGCCGCGCAGCTCGTGCACGTGTGCCCGGCCCGTGTGGCCAGCCTTCACGCTGATGATGATCTGCTTCACGTCGCCGCTGTCGCCCTCGTGGAAGTAGATCCGCCCGTCGATGCCCCTGTCGGCGCCTTTCTTGCGCTCGACGCCGCGGGCGTGCACCTGGTCGAGTGCCCACCACTGGAACTGGTAGGGGTCGGCCGCGGCGAGCACCTTAGCGTCGGAGACGCTGGCCGGCTCGCCAATGACCTCGTAGGTCTCATCGACACTCTCGCCATAGGCGTCTCGCAGGCGCCGGCGGATGAGGGCGATCGCAAGGTAGGTAACGTCGATGCCGATCCACGGTCGACCGAGCTTCTGAGCCGCGTCGACCGCGGTGCCGCAGCCACAGAAGGGGTCGAGAACGACGTCGCCTTCGTTGCTGGAAGCTCGGATGATGCGCTCGAGGAGGGCCTCTGGCTTCTGCGTCGGGTAGCCAAGGCGCTCTGCGGCTTGCGAGCCGATGGCCGGAATGTCGTCCCACAGGCTCTGGAGTCTCACTCCCTGCGATTCGTCGAGGTACATCTTGAGCCTAAGAGCGCCCCCCGCCTTGGCCGGAAAGTGCAGCCGCCCCTCTCTGTCGTACTTGCGCAGGCGCACCTCGTCACACCCCCAGCCGTTTGGATGAGGCTGGTACGTCACGCCGTTGCTCGCGGTGTACGGGAAATGCAGGTTCGGACGTTGGCCGGGGTTCCGCAGCGTGACCGACTGCCAGCGCCGGCCATCGGGATCGGAGTACTTGAAGGTGCGCTCGATGTAGTCCAGGGCGAAGGCTGTGTAGAGCTGATTCCAGGTGTAGGCCCCCGTCTTCGTGTAGACCAAGATCGTGTCGCAGACGGCTCCGAAGCTGCGGCTCACATTGCCGTGGCTGTGCGTGCGCTTCCAGGTGATCTCGTTGAGGAAGCTCCTTGGGTCGAAGACTGCGTCCATGAGAACGCGCAGGTACGCGCTGGCTGTGTCGTCGCAGTGCAGGTACAGGCTGCCGGTCGGCTTCAGCGCACGCCGCAGCTCCACGAGCCGCGGCGCCATCATCGCCAGGTAGGCCATCATGTTGCTCGTGCCGAGCAGCTTGCGCAGCGCCTGCATGGCGACCGACACCTGGCCTCCCTCGACGATCATCGCCTCGAGCGCGAGCTCGGCCTCCATGCTCCAGGTCCAGGTGTCCTCGAAGGCATGGATCTGCGAGGATGCCTGCTCGCCGGAGTGCTCCTTGAACAGCACGTTGTAGTTGGCGTTGCTGTTGAAGGGTGGGTCGAGGTAGACGAGGTCGACCGACTCGTCGGCGACGTAGCGCCGGAGGATGTCGAGGTTGTCGCCGTAGTAGAGGGTGTTGGCGGGCAAAGCTATCCGGCGACTCTCTCCAGCCACGGTGCTCTGTTCTGCCAGAACACGAGGGAGGACACCTGCTGCAGGAGATTCTGGGTGTCCTCTCTGACCGCCTCGCCTCTGTCGTCGATGAGCGAGATGCGACCGTAGCCATTCGTGTGCATGAGGTCCCCGAACTCCGCATAGACCGCCACGGCGCGGTTCCACATCGACTCCGCAGCAACGGGCTCAACGACGGCATGCTGGGAGACCACGTAGAGGCTCGGCTTGTGCTCGTGACCTGACGCGCCGACGATTCGATGGTTGCGCTCGATCTCAACCCCCTTGCCCGCGAGCTCCTGTGCGACCTCCTCCGTGAAGTCCTTCCGCGCCTTCTCCGGTTTGGCCAGCTCATACCCGACGGCGTCGGCGAGCTGCAGGGAAGCCGTGGCCACACGCCAAACCGCATCGCCGATGCCGTCGCCGCTCACGGTCGCCGAGATGCGCCCGTTCTGAAAGACCAGCCCGAGACTCCCGCAGATGTCCTGTCCCACCCGCAGCAGTGTCGCGGATCGCTTCTGAAGTCTCTGAACCGCAACGGACGTGCCTTGGCTGTAGTCGGTGACCTCGAGAACCCCATCGTGGTCAGTGATGAACACAGTGACGCTGTCTCCGTCTGGGTAGTAGAGAGCAGTGTCGCAGACGAGGCGGTCGTCGAGGACACTGCACTCGACCTCATCACTGAGGTGGCTCAGCAGGGCATCGGCTACGACCTGGGGGTTCACGATTCCTCCTCGAAAGGTATCACCATCTGATCGGCGATGACGGGTGCCACGTAGGCGGTCCGCATTTCGACATGCAGCTGTCGGCAGAACACTTCTAGATGTTCCCTCTCTGAGAAGCCGCCAACACCATCCAGTTCGCGCGCACAACGGGTAGCCCTGCCCAGAACCCAGACGTGCTCATGGGGCCGCTTCTCGATGCGTGGAGGGAACCCGTTCGGACATCCTCGATTGCGATGCTTCCCGACTGCGGTGAAGTGCCACATCAACACGGTCTCGCCGTCAAGATCGAGCTTGAACTTGTGCCCGGACGGAACGGCGGCGTTGTGCATCAGGCTCAGAGACCCCGTCGCCACGCCTTCTACCTCAACGTGAAACACCGCCCTGAGCTCGTCCTGGGAAACACGCTGCCAGTTCATGCGCTGTGGCCGCGTCACCACCTTGTCTGCCAGCAGGAAAGACTGCACCTGCTGCTCCCCGAGCCGCCCCATGCCCCCACCGCCGCGTCGAGTTCCTGTGTGGGGACAACCTACAGGACGGGCCCGGTCAGCGGCAAGGAGGCGTTGGCCTACTTCTCCACCTCGAACCACCAACAGTTGCGCAGCGGGCGGTCCTTCTTCAGCACGCCCTCCAAGTAGCCGGTCCTGGTGTTGAACTCGGCGGTTGTGCAGGTGCCGTCGCCATTGTCGTGAACGAACGTGATCGCGTGGTCCGGGTCGCTGTGGCCGTCGAAGTCGATCACACCGGGACAGCCGGGGTCGGGGTCGCTGGTCAAGTGGATGCCGTTACGGTCCGCCTGAGCGTCGGAAAGCATGAGGTCGGTGCCGGCCCAGCGAGAGCCCCTCTTGAACGCCGCTGACCCCGCCTTGACCCATGCCCACGAAATGCCAATCACACAGTAGGCGACAGCGCCCCAACCCCACCACGTGTTGTACTTGATGTGGTTCGAGTGCGGAGGATTCTCCATCGTGCCGAGTTCGTGCTTGATGATCTCCAGAGCTCGCAGACGTAGCCTGGTCTGCACGCTCTGCCGGTGCTTCACCAGCTCTAGCTGCGCCAGTCGTGCGGCGCGGCGCTTGCGCAGAGCGGGCGGCAGCGGAAGCCGCTTCGAGAGGTAGTCGTAGAGCAGCTGTCCGGCGATAGGCTTGAGATTCGCCTTCGAGTAGCCGAGTCGGTGCTTGGCCTGCTGCACGGCGGCGCAGGTGAGGGCGCCCATCTGGCCGTCGACCACGAGCTCGCGGCGTGGGGAGTAGAAATCGTTGTTGTTGATGCGCCACTGCAGGTTCTTGACGCGCTTACCTTTGGAGCCGTAGTGGAGCGTTGTGGACATGGCGTGCCTCCTCTAAAGTGCTTTGCCGGTCACGGTCTCGTCTTCACGCGCACGCGCCCCGCTTGGCAGATGAGCCGCTCGCGCGTGCCCTGCAGGCGCAGGTAGAGCCAGTAGGCGCCGGCAACGAGCGGCTCCGGGTCGCCGTAGAGCGCCTTTGCCTGCGGCGGCAGAGTGTCCTCGACCCACTCGGCCTGCGCCCAGGTCCAGTCGCCTGTGTCCTGGCCGGAAGAGACCAGCGCCAGAGACGCGGCGTAGAGCGTGGGGTCGGCGGGCTGGCCGTCGACCATGAACCCGGAGACGCTCACGTATAGGTCCTCAACGGCACCGACGTAGAGGACAATCTGCTCACTCATGGCGTGCTCCTTTCGACGGCGCTCGCGCGCAGGCAGGGGCCGCGACGCTCAAGGCTGGCCTCGAGGCGCGGAGTGGCGGCAGCCGAAAGGTGCAGCGGATGGGCAAGCTCGGGGCCGCGTGCAGCGATGGTCATAGTTGGCCCACGGGCGGCGCAGGCGAACGTCCCGCGGTCCACGATCCGCGCCACGCAATCGAGCTTGCGCGCGAAGAAGCGCCCGACCTGGTAGGCGAGGGCCTGGAAGATGCGGCCTTGGAAGGCGCCGCTCATGTCTTGATGATGAAGCTGCGGGTTCGGTAGGGCTGCAGGTTGTTGTGGGCGAGGTAAGAACCCGGGTTTATGTCCGTACCGGCAGCTAAGGCGTAGCCGCCGCCGCCAACGGTAATATTTGCCGCCCCCATGTTTCCTGTGCCAGACACCACAAATCCTTTCGTGCCGGTACTATCTGCGTAATGTACGTGTGGGGGCACCTCGTTTGAGGTTAGCGCGTGCGTCTTCTCGCCGCCGGTCCCGCCGAGCGTGCCGAAGTTGGCGTCGCCGCTTTTGTAGCCGACCGGCACCATGCCGCGCATGTCGGGCAGGGAGAAGTGCGTCCCGTCCACCCCGCCGTAGGTGCCCCGGATGAGCGCCGAGAGGTCTGGGTAGCTGGCGATGAGCTGGCTGGAGCCGTCCTCGATGAGCCAGCCCGCGGGCGGCGTCGCCACCGGCCACATTATCTCGGCGCCGGTGGGGGCGATGCCGACTGGGCCTTGCGGGCCGAGAATCGTCGCCTGTTTCGACCAGGCCACGACTCAGCTCAGGACGTAGACATCGCCGGTCGCGGTGTCGAGGTAGAAGTCGCCAGCGATGGACCCGGCGACTGAGGTCGGCGCGCCGCTACCCGTGAACCACTTGGCGCCGCGCGTGCCCGTTGCGCCCGCGTCTCCCGTGTCGCCCTTGGCCCCGGTCGCGCCAGTCGCGCCGCCAGCCCCCGTTGCGCCCGTGGCACCGGTGTCGCCCTTGATATTCGCTTGCTGCGTCCACGCCATGGTGCGCTCCTTAAGTCAGTTGGTAGACGATGCCGCTGTTGCGGTCGAGGTAGTAGTCGCCGGCCTTTGAGCCGACGACCAGCGTCGGCACACCGTCCCCGCTCCACCACGTCGCGCCGCGATCAGCGATGTTCTGCCAGTAGCTGGCGTCGGGCGGCTCGTGCCCGGCGTGCACCATAGTGCAGATGTAGGAGCTGCCCGCGGAGAAGACAACATCGTTCGCGGCATAGCTCGCGCCGGCGCTCCAGTCACCGCGCCACGTCATGCCGACCGGGCCGGTGATGCCCGCGAGCACGTCGGGGGCCAGGTCTTCGGCGGTGACGCTATGCGGCGTGACCGAGTGCGCAGCGTCCCACCAAGTGCCGTCGACCGGCGCTTCGTCGTCGGGATCATTTGCGAACTCGGGGCCGGCCAAATGAGAGTGGAAGACCTCCATCTACTAGCCGAAGACGAGCTTGATGAGTTGAGTGGCAATGCCGCTGATAAGTCCCGTCAGGAAGAGCAGACCGACAAGTAACCAGAAGTTCGAGACGAGCTGCTCCCTGGTGAACTTCTTGGGAGCTTCTTCTGCCGCGTCGGTCAGTACCACCGCTGCGTCCTTAGCCGCGTCCACCCTGACGGTAGCGGCTTTCTTGGCCGCAGTTTCGACATGGGCCGCGACTTTGTTGGCTGCCATTTCTGCCGCGTCGGCAATCAGAGCTGCGTGGTCTATGGCGCTGGCCTCGGAGTCGATGCGACGCTCGTCCGCGAACAGTGAACGGTGCTTCTCCGTGCACTCCGTAGCCTGGTCACGCTGGTAGTTCTTGAGTTGCTCAGCGAGAGTCGCGGCGCGCTCCTTGCCATCTTTCACATGTTTGGCGAACAGGCGGAGCGTCTCCTTTTGGTTCTCGTCGAGGTCTTCGTTTGTCGCGACTAGCGCCTTGAGGATGTCGTCGACCCCAGCGCCGCCGTTCTCCCTGCTGCGGAGCACGATGCCCTGCATGGCCTTCTCGAAATGGTCGCTCATCCTCGCCTCCTCACCTGCGCCGCCGTTTGCGCGGCCTGCGTTTTGCCCCCAGCTCGCGCCGCGCCATGAGCCTGTCGAGCCTCGTTGACCTCGTGCCGACCTCCAGCGTGATCTCGCGATCGACAAGGCGGCCGGCGACGCTCGTCACGAGCATCCGGCCGCCCTTCTCGGGCTGCACGTCGAGGTTGACGAGCATCATCCCGGGGCGCAGGTAGATGGCCGGCACGTCGACGCCCCCCCAAAGATGCGCGTCACCCTTCATCGGAATGCTCCCGGTCGGCTTCGGCCAGAGGCCGTCGCGCAGGCGCTGCGTGGCGACCAGGGTCGCGTCGGAAGACGAGTTGCAGGTATCGGTGAGGTCGAGGAACTTGGTTTTCCACTGCGCGCCTAGCGGTCCCTCGGCATCGCTCACGGTGACGCTGCTCACGCGGCCGTTCTGCCGCGTGTAGTGCGCCACTACTTTGTTGCAGCAGTCCTGCCAGTCACGGCGCACACCCCACTCGCCGAGGTTCGGGTCAACGAACGACGTAACGATGAGTTGGTGACCGGGCACCGTCGCGGCCGTCCACGGCTTGCGGTAGAAGAAGGTTTGTCCGTCGTCAAAGCCGTAGTTCCAGTCGAGCATCTGATTGACGTCCTCGATGAGCTGGCCCACGGTGGTCGGGTCGGAGAAGTCGGCGTGCTCGAGCACGTAGCCGCTCGTATCCGGGAAGTCGATGTGATCGTCGTCAACGAGGCTGAGCACGGCGTCGCGGACGATGCGCTCGGGGGTCACGTTGGCGCCGAGGTCGGAGGCGTAGACGCGCAGGTCGTCGAAGGCGATGCCGGAGAACAGGTACCAGTCGTCGACGGAACTGCTGTCGGCGTCGGTGTAGCTGGTGACGACTTCGCCGACTTGCTCGAATCTCCACACGAGCACAGTCACGTCGTCGCCGATGTCCCCAGCGTCGAGGCTCACGTCGTCGTCCGGCGCAAAGGTCGCGGGGCTAGTCCAGATGAGACGGTTGACGCTGCCGCCGCTGAGCTTGTCGCGGCCGTAGAGCTTGCAGCGCAGCGACACGTCGAGATTGTCGCCGGTGTAGTGGAACTTGAACGCCGATATCTGCTGCGTCGTGGGGATGCCGTCGAAGAGTTGCCAGTAGGCGCGACAGTTCATGCCGTCGTGGAGGGTCTGCCCGGGGTCGCCGCCCTGGCACGAGACGCGCATCACGAGCTTGTCGTCGTCCTCGATGCCGACCGTGAACCTGTCTGAGTACTTCGTCGACTGGTCGGTCTCCCAGCTCGCGATGATGCCGTCGACGTAGCAGCGGCGGAAGTACTCGTCGTCGGAGAGGTAGCCGTTGTATCCGGTGGCCTCGATGGTCAGGCGATCGGCCTCGACGAAGCCGATGTCCGGCTCCTCGACGCGGCCCTCCCAGAGTAGGTGCTGATTCACGTCGCGGATCGCGACGGGCTCGTTCACGTTGTCGGCGTAGCGGCTGACCGACTTCGGCGGCACTACGTCGATGCTGGCACTCGTGAAGCCGCCCTTGCGGTCGATGTTCCACTCGGCGTCGAGCACGTCGACGCCCTGGCCGCCCATCTTCGGGCGTTCGACGAACTGCGTGGTGGCGAAGACTTCGGCGGTGGTCGTCATGCGCTGTCCCTGAACTTGGCCCACACCTTGCAGGCCGCAGAAAGCGTCCATGCCTTGGTCGCCGCGAAGGCTTCCCAGGCGCCGTAGGCGTCCTCGTCGTTGCGGATCGCCATCTCCGTCGCGGCGACGCTGCCGGGGTTCAGCGTCAGTGTCACGTCGCGCCCGAAGACCATGCTGGCGCCGCCGTTGATGAGGACGTTCGCTCCGTAGTCCTCTTCTCCCAGGAAACACAAGGTCCAGTAGCCGTCCCCGGCGTCGGCCGGGGCATCGGAATCTATCTGGACGTTCATGGCGACAGTCGCGGCCCCCGATGGCACGGCGACGGTGCCGCCTGCTGTGTGCCACGCATCGGCCGCATATGACGACGGATACGTGTACGGGATGAGTTCGGAGCCCGCCACCATCGCTCCCGCAGCATCGAAGAACACCGCGTATACGGTCGCCTCGCAGTGCGTCGCATCAGTGCCGTGCGCGCCGAAGACTATCGACCAATCCAGCGACTCGGCATCTCCTACTGCTACCGCGTCAGACTGGCAGTCGCCGTTTGAATCGGGCGTCTTCGCGCACGCGGTCGCTCCTGCGGGAACGGCTCCCCATGGGACTGACGTGACGCGCTCTGGGGCGGAACCAAAGCCGACGCCCCAGCCGGATGCGTCGGCTGCGAAGGCGGGGTTCCCGATGAGGTTGCTCACCGGAACATCTCCCAGCGCGAGAGGTAGGTCCCGTCAAGAATCAACCCTGGCGCCGGGTCGCTGCCGCTGGGCTCGACGAAGACGAACAGGTCGAAGCCCTCGCGCGGCGCCTTGATGCCGTGACCCTGCATGCGCCCGGTCGCGTCGATCTCGTAGGTCGGTGCGCCGGTCGCCACGTAGGCGTGGTCGTAGAGCCAGCCGAAGCGCACGTAGTGGGTGTCCTCGGCGGGGTCTGAGTACCAGACCAGGCCCCAGTCGATGGGCACCAGCACCACCCGGTCAACGTACAGGCCGCCCGTGACGGCCTTGCCATACAGGCTCAGCGCCGCCGTGCCGTAGTGCACCCACTCGCCGAGGTCGTGCCAGGCAAGTACCTCGTTGTTGAGCGCGACATTCGTTGAGGGGTTGCGCGCCGTGCCGTCCTGCTTGCGCTTGGCGAGGTACCCCTCGTAGCCGGCTCCGCCCCGTGCGCGCGCCCAGACGCGATAGCGACCAGGCCGCGCGGCGGCGGCAGGTACGACGTTGTTGAGCACCGTCCAGGCGGTTGTGTCGGCGGAGTCGAGCTTTGCCGATAGGCCGCCGTGGCAGTTGGCGTTGCCGTTGTAGCTGTACCACTCGGCGTCGAGGTCGCTGTCCTCGGCCTCGAAGACGTAGTCGTCGATCGACGTGCCGCCGGTGCAGAGCGCCACGCAGACGAACTGCATGCCGACGCCGGCGCCCGACCATCCGCGGGTGACCGTGAGGCGCAGCCGAGGGTCGCCCTGGCCCTCAAGCGTGCCGAGAGAGACGAGCGCGGGGGAGGTCACAGACACGGCCTCAAACAGCGCCACAGCCTCGCCATAGCCCCACGGCTCGCAGACGAGCACGACGTCGCAATAGGCGATGTTCGCCTTCTCGTAGCGCAGGTCGAATGGGGCCGCGAGCGCAGGGCTGCGCCGCACCACGAACGTCACCGCATTGGCCGCGTTCTTGGGCTTCACGACGAGCGTGTTGACTTCCTTTCCCAGCTCGGTGCGCAAGGCGTTCTCTTGCGTGATGAGGTCGTCCTTGCTGGCGCCCCTCAGGCGGATCGTGTAGTGATGCTGGCGCAGCTTGCCAGAGCGCCGCGCGAGCTGCGTGTTGATGTCGGCATAGATGTTCGCGGTCTCCTCGTCCTCGTAGGTGACCGTGCCGAAGTCGACCTCGTTCCAGAGATGGAGGCCGACAGGGAGGGCGCCGAGGGTTGCCTCGAGGTACTCAGGCACCGGCGAACCTCCCGCGCTGCAGGCGGTCGACCTGGGGCCCGAGGCTGCGGTTCATGATGTCCGTGAGCTCGCGCAGGCCGGCCTTGCCGCCGACCACGGGGCCGTGGAAGTGGTTGTGGACGTGGAGCTCGGTGACGCCTGCTCCCTTGCGACCCAGCGGCGTGACCGTGACGCGCTCACCTGCCGGGTTGTCGCCGACCACGATCTGCTGCGCGCCGCGAGCGATGAAGTCACCGCCAGAGGCAAAGCCGGGAAGCAAGGACGCAGGGCTCTTCATGTACCACGGCGTCTGGTAGGCGTCCTTGATGATGCCCGCCTTGTTCGCCTCGTACTGCGCCTGCGTGATGTGGCCGCCCTTGTAAGCGGCCTCGTTTGCAGTCGCGGCGGCGCTCTCGGTGGCCTTCGCCTGGTTGGTGGCGGTCTGCCAGCTCTGATATGCCTTGATGGCTTCGTAGATGGCGAACCCCGCCGCCGCCGCCGCCAGTCCGACGGCCGTGTACGAGGCCGCGAGGCCGACGTTGGCTGTGATGATCGCCGGCACCTTGGCCACCCACTTAACAAGCGAGAGCGTTGCCCCGGACGTGGCCAGCCTCGACGCCCGGACGGCGACGGCGAAGCCCCTCACCGCGCCAGCCGCGCTCTGGATGACCATTGCTCCCTTGACCACGACGACGAAGGCGGCCAGAGCAGCGGTCGCTGGCACGAGCACGGGGGCAAGAGGTCGCACGGCTCTGAGCGCGGCCCCGAACAGCCTCACCATCGGCGTCATCGCCGGCACCACGTCGCGAGCGATGGTGATCTGGATTCCTGTGAGCGCGATCTGCATCTCGCGCTGTGCCTGCACGGCCTTCTTGTAGTCGGCCAGGTCCTCGTCACTCCAGACCATGCCGGAGTCCTTGAGCGTCTTGTTCGTCTGCGCCATATCTTTGGCGCTCGTCGAGTACCATGCCGACATGCTGAGGGCTCCGCGGCCGAGCAACTTGACGGCCATGTTCGTGCGGTCGGCGCCGGAGCCCATCTCGGCGAGCGCGTCGCGCGTCGCGAGGATCGCCTCTGTGTCGCTCATGGACTTGAGCTGATCGACGGAGATGCCGAGACGTTCGAAGACTGCGGCGGCGGTCTTACTGCCGTTGCGCGCTTCGTCGATCGACTGCGCCAGCTTCTTGATGCCGACGCCGCCGGTCGTCGCCTCGATCCCGTATCGCTGGAACTCGCCGGAGAGAATCGAAGCCCCCTCCGTCGTGATGTCGATCTCGCGCTTGAGGGCCGCGATTCCGGCGCCCTGCTTTTCCAGCGTCACCACGCTCTTGACGATGACGCCGGTGAGCGCGGCGACACCGACGGCGGCGTAGTTCGACGCCTTGTTGAGACCAGCGCCGTACTTGCCGAAGACGCCCTGCGTCTTGTCGGCAGCGTTCGCGACTTCGCCGAGCGCCTTGACGCCGCCCTTCGAGTCGCCGGTCACCACAAGGCGGATTGCTTCCGTCATGGTGCTCACGTCACACCAGACCCAGGAGCGTCATCACGGCAGCCTTGTCTTCGTCGCCTATGTCCCGGATGCAGAGCGCGCCGGCCTTGCGCATGAACGTCACTTCGGGCTCGACGAAGCTGGCGGCGATGAGGAACTCGATGAGCGTCAGTGCCTCGGCCTCTGTGACAGGCTTGGCGGTGTGCTGCCGCGCCATGATGACGACGACCTTCTTTGGGACCTTGCCGTCGCGCATGAGGGCGAAGGTGTCGGGGCGCTTGACCTTGGCCACACCGCCGCTCGGCAGCGTCACCGTCTGCGCGACGTTCTTCGGCCACTCGGCGGCGGGGGTCGGCGTCAGGTTCTCGTCGGTCATGCAGGCGCCTCCTCTGCGACGTCTTCGGCCTGCTGCGCTTCGATGCGCCGCAGCAGTTCGCGCTCCGCGGGGTCCTGCGCTTCGTAGGCATCCAGACGCAGGTACAGGGTGCGGTCGAGCGCCCACGCGAGAGGCGGGTCGGTGAGGCTGAGTGCGGCGGCGGGAGAACGGCTCCAGCAGCTGGAGACCATCGCCAAGTGGAGCGCCTCGTCGGTCTCGCAGAACTCCGCCAGCGCCCACTCAGCGATGAAGCGCCGGTCGGACTCGAGCAGTTCGTCGACCTCGACCTCCTCGTGTGTAAACGAGGCCGCGGCGATCGCCGCAAGGTCCCCGCCCGCCGGCAGCAAAGCCGACAGGTCGGGGACCTCGAGCGGGGCGACGGCGCCGCTGGGCAGTCGAATCAGCATCACGATCCGTAGGTCTCGTAGGTCGGCGTAGCGTTGACCACGGTGATGGTGGCGAGGCTCGCGGTGGCGAGGTCGACGCGCGCCTCGTAGTCGATCTTCGTCTCGCGCCGGCGCACGTTGGCGATGTCGTCGGGGCTGTTCTTCACGTACTGGCAGCCGGGCATCTCAATCCAAGCCGCGGCGTTGCGACCCGTCGAGCCGATCTCCTCGCGGTGCGTGAGCTTGACCGTCGCGGCGAACTGATCGCCGTTGACCATCGAATTCCAGTCGGCGTCGACCATGCTGCGCTTGGTGATGGTGCCCTCCAGCGCCGGGTCGCCGGACTCGTCGTTCTTGAACATGATGGCCGAGGGGTAGTCGGAGACGGACTCGAAGGCCTGCTCGGCCTCGACGCCCGCGGAGACCTTGAGGTCGAAGTCCTTGGTGCGCGCCGAGTCGGCAAGCCAGTCGAGCGTCATGTCGCCGCGGCGGAAAGCGGTGGAGGTGTCGAAGGACGGCGTGATCGTCGGATCTGCGATCTCTGCCGCGTACAGCGGGAGCATCGTCACGTCGAGCAGGAAGAAGCCGTTGGCGAACGAGAAGGCGATCTGCGTGACCGCGGCGCCGTTCACCTGCCAGTATTTGTCTCCGGCGTCCTTGGCGAGGAGTTGCAGCGTCTTCGGCTCGGTGGCCGCCCATCCGGCGACGTGCTTCGTGCAGCCCGCGGGCACGGGGTCGCTGTCCGGGTCGGTGACCAGGGCGGCTCCGGGCGTGCTGACGATCGTGCCGCCGAAGGCGCCCAGCATGAGCATGAGGTCGCTCGGCCGGCAGGAGAGGCCCTTGATCTCGACCGCGGGCTTGTAGTCCTTGGTGCCCAGATGCGGCGCTTTGCCCATCACGCCAATGGTCTTGCCCGCCTCTTCCAGCGGCTCCCAACCGGGATCTACCTTGATGTTGTCGGCGCGCAGGAAGAAGACGTTGCTCGACACGGGGCTCGTGCCGTTCTCACCGTTCGGCGCCTGCTCCAGCGCCGCTTGGATCCATGCTCCGGCCATCTCAGGCCTCCTTGTCCTTGGCCTTCTTGGCCGTCTTGGGGGGCTCTAGGTCGACGACTTCGAGCGGCGTGTTCTTGGTGAGGCGTTGTGCCTCGCTGACGCTGAGGCCGAGGTCCTTCAGGGGCACCACGACGCCGGGCGCATAGACTCCCGGCACGCCGAGGACCCGCCTCGGCTCGCCCTTGTAGCCCGGCCAGGTGATGCCCTTCATGGCGGATTCCTCTCTGGTCATGGGGACTCTTGAACGGTCACGGAAAACACGTGTGCGGCGTCACGAATGATGCCGTTGTCGGTGGTCCATACGCGCGCCAGTCCGCCACCGCCCCACTCGACAGAACCGCAGTCGAGCGACGTCTGGGGGGCGAGGATCTCCTTGGCGGCGCGCATGTAGCGCAGCAGCGCCATGCCCTGGCGCTCGGAGATGTCGTAGCCGACCATGAAGGCGACCTCGATCGGCTCCGCGACGGTGTACTCGTCGCCGATGTCGGGGCCGCCCTGCGGGTCCTCGACAACGGGGCGCAGGACCACGGCAGGGTAGGAAATAGCCTCGAGCATGCTCTGTTCGCTGGGGTCCCACATGAACTTGTAACTAGCCTCAGCCGGAATGAGGAGCTGGATGTCGTCGTTGAACTCGGAGTTGAGTTCCGCGACTTTGGCGGGGAGGTCAGCCTGCAGCTTGGCCTTCATCTCACGCATCACGCGCTCGGGGCCCTGCATGCTCACGGGGTGCCCCGCAGGTCGACGTGCTGCAGGTTGCCGAAGCCGCCGCCGGAGCGCACGACGCCGGCCAGGGCGCTGCCGCCGATGCCCATGGAGCTGCGCTCCTCAGCGACGAGCCAGGCGTGCGTGAGCTTCTGGTACTGCGTGCCCCACTTGGCGGGCATGCGCAGGACGGGGCGCACGTAGGAGAAGTAACCGCCGTAAGACTTGGCCTTCGAGGACTCGCTCATGCCGTAGCTGCCGCTGGTCTTGGTGATCGTCTCGGAGTAGCCGCTGCCGCCGGTCATGCTCGAGCGCAGCGCGCCGGTGAGCACGCCGACCTTGTGCGAGTGATACTTGAGCGCTTTCCAGGCGGCGTAGGTGGGTTCGTTGCGTGCCCAGGTCGCACCCGAGGCGCGCCCCTCTGTCTCAAACTGCTCGCCCATCTGTCTCTGGAACAGCTCGCCGAAGGCGCGCAGGGCGTCGCCCCAGTCCTCGATCCCCTTCGTGAAGCGGCTGACGCGGTACTGAAACTCCTTGAGCGGCGGGTCGGTGCGCAGGTCGAAGGTGACGCCGGAGTTCTGGCGGGTGACGTTGGCCATCAGAACGGCGCCTCGCTGGTAGGCTTCCGGGTCATGGTGGCCACGTCGGAGTAGTCGTCGAAGTCGTAGGCGATGCTGGTGCCGGAGCGCACCATGTCGGCCGCGAGCCCGCCCTTGTCGATGAGGTCGAGGCCGGCCTGGTAGGTCTTCTCGTGAGCGGTAGCGGCGCCGGCGTCCCCTGAGACGCCCGTCGCCGCCGGGAAGAGGCTGCGCAGGATGCGCGCCGCAGACCCGGACATGCAGGTCGCCCTCAGGGTCGCCAGCGCCTCGTTGTCGGTGATCGGGAGCACGTAGCCCCTGTGCCTGCGCAGGCGGCCGTCGATCTCGGCGCTCACCTGCGTGATGAGGACCCCGGCGCCCGCCTGCGTGAGCTGCGTCTCGTCGCCGAGCTCGCCGACCGCGCTGATCAGCGGGTAGACGTCGTCGAGGGTGCAGTAGTCCATGGTGCCTACTCGCCCCCGTCGTCCTCGCCGTCGGCGTCGCCCTCGAGCAACGCGATCAGCTCGTCCTTGTTCATGCGGAGGTTGGCCTCGAGGCCCGCCTCGGCGCACATCTCGCGCAGCTTCTTGTTGCTCTTGCGGTGAAGGTCGTTCTCGGCCAGCGCCTCGTACTGCTTGTCGGTGAGAAGCTCGGCGGAGCCGGCTTCGACCATGGCCTCGTCGACGATCTCCTCTGGCACCTTCTCGCCGACCTCGTAGACCTGCTCGCCGGCGTCGATCTTATGCTTCGCGATGTACGGCATATCCTCACGTCCCTTGAGGCCGGGAGCAGGGCCGGTCACAGGCCCGACTCCCGGCAGTCACGTCATACGGTCAGCTGATGACCGTGGTGAACAGGTAGCCGGCGGCGGCGCACACCACGAGCTCGTCGGTGTAGTCGTCGACGTAGCGCGCCCAGCTGCGGCGATCGCGGTCCTCCCAGGGCTGGCTCACCTGGAAGCGACCCACGCCGTCGACGTTCCAGACGACGGTGCGCATCGGGACGATGATCCGGCCGCGGTTCTCGTCAACCGACTTGGGGTAGTAGGCCCAGAGGGCGCTCTTGCCCCAGAGGTCGACGAAGGTCGTGCCGTTGTAGTAGGTGCCGGGGCCGACGATCACGCGATCGATGCCGAGCACTGCGGCGACCTGCTCCTGCGTCGGCACGCCGAAGGGGCCGGTGCTGCCGAAGATCGCGTTCTTGATCGCGGTCAGCTGCCGCAGGTACTCCCACACGGTGTCGCTGATGATGAGGGTGTTGACCTTGTGACCGGTCGCGGGACGCACGGCCGCATTGGCGGTCACGCGGTTGCCCCACGGATCGGAAGCCGTCGAGTCCCAGCGAGCGGTGCTCGTCAGTGCGCTCGTCTGCGTGAAGACGCTCGCGGAAAAGAGCTTGCTGGCGATGCGGTACTCGGCGTTGATCATGACCTCGTCGACCACGGCAGCAATGGCGTCCTGCTCCGGGTCGACCATCGGGTCGGCGTTCTTCAGCGACTCGACGTCGGTCAGGGCCTTGGCGCCGTAGCCCTTGCACCCGTAGGTGCTGGTCGAGTAGCTCCAGTCCACGACCTTGTACTCGTCGCGGGGCGCCCGCTGGATGTCGTGCAGGCGGTTGTTCTTGCCCGCGACCCAGTACAGGCCGGTCTGCTTGTTGACGTTGAGCACCGGCGCGACGATCGGGCCGATGAACTCCTGCTGGGCCGCGTAGTCGAGGGCGAACCCCGACTCCGCGACGTCGATGTGAAGATCTTCTGGACGCGGCATCTCAGTTCACCCCTCTCAGGCGGGGTTGGTGATGGGGATGGGCAGGACGTCGACGATGATGGTGCCGGTGCCGGAGGCCTTGGCCTCCATGGCGCGGCCCAGGACGTTGGACTTGAGCGCGGCGGTGGCGGGGATCTTGATGCCGTGGCCGCTGGCGTCCGACACGATGTAGTCGCCGATGAGGATCGCCGTGGTGGCGTCGACGTAGACCTCGCACTCGCCGCGCGTCACGACGGACGCCTGGCCGGCATCGGCGGGCTTGTTCTTGAGGACGCCGAGGCACGGATCGTTGGCGCCTGCTACTGCGGCGGTGCTTGCCGCCGAGAGCTTGACGATGTGGTACTGGATCGCCGTCATGGACCCGGACGCGATGTACGTCTTACCGGTCTGGCGGCCGGTGGGCAGAATGGTTGTCACTGGTCAGCCCTCCTTTCCGTCCAGGAAGTTCTGGTAGCGCTCCTGGATCTCGTTGGGGTTCTCGGAGAGCACGAGGCCCATGGCCTTCGGGTAGCCGATGCCGTCCTTGGCCATGCGCGCCCGGCTGAGCTCGGAGAGCTCGACGTCGGCCCGCTTCGTGGGCTTGCCTTCGCCTTCGCTGCCGGTGCCGTGCTCGGTCGTGTCGATGACCTTGACGGTGTGGCTGGCGAGGGCCAGCTCGGCTTCGACCATGTTGCGATCGGCCAGGCCGAGGAAGTAGTCCCGCTGGCCGGGCGAAACGGTGTTCTCCGTCTTGATCTTCTCGTCGAGCTTGATCGTGAAGGCGGCGATGGCGCCCGTCTTCTCGGTCTCGGCGAGCTTGATCTCAGCCGCGTCGGCCCGCTTCGTCTCAGCCGCGTCGTGCTCAGCGAGCTTCACGACCTCGGCCAGCACGAGCGCCTCAGGGGCGTCTTCGGCCAGGTTGAGCTTGGTTGCTACGGTCTTCATGGGGTCACTTCCTTTCGTTGCGGCGTCGCCATCGGCGAGCACCACGTCTTGGCCTTCGTCAGCCTTCGCGAGTTGCGAAGCAGCGTCGGAACTGCCGTCTATGGGCTCGGCGTGGTCGCCGGGGTCTTCGGTGAGTGCGTGTGCGGAAGCCTTGCGTATGGCCTCGCGGAGATAGGTGCGGATGACAGGGATGCCGAGCTTGCCGCCGAGCGCCTCGTTGGCCGCGGTAAGCGCGTCCTCCAGCTTGGCGACTGCGGCGGCGACGGGGTCTGTTTCGGCAAGTCCGGTGGGGCCTTCCGATGCCTTCATGTTTTCGGGCACGTCGTCTTCGGTCTTGCCGGGGTTCTCCTTCAACCACTTGGCGCGCATCTTGGCCTTGATGAACTCGGGGATGGCGGCGAGGGTGACCTCAGACAGCGACAGCGTCACGGCGACGCGCTGCTTCTCGGCGGCGTTCTTGACGCCAGGCATGAGACGCAGGACGGGCGTGTTCGTCAGGGTCAGCGAGCGCAGGACGTTGTCGACCTTCTCACCGGTGTCGTTCAGGGTGACGGGGCCGATCTCGACGCTGCCGTACTTATACTGGTCGTCGCTGAGCATGGTGGCGCCGATGCCGGTCCACTTGACGTCAGCCCAGAGCGCGAGGCCGGTGACGTCGTCCTCTTCGTAGCTGGCGAGGTAGACGCGCTTCACCCAGCCGGCCGCCGGCACCGAAGTGTCGTGCTTGCCGGAGGAGTCGACCACGGGCTCGGTGCCCAGGAC